CATGGTTAAAACAGAAAATTTCGGACCCTGCCGGCCGGAAACCGTCGCCCCACCCCCCGTGGTAGGGGTGTGCTTGCCCCCATTCGCACCCGTATGGGCGCAGCGCCTGCACATCGCATGCGTGCAGCGGGCATGGCGCGCACATCATGGGCGCATACGCACACATATGCGCGCATCACGTGCGCATGGCGTGCCTCACAGGGCGTCAGGCCGGCAGGCAGGGCGTGCGTAGGGCGCCAGGGCCACCGCCCGGGGCGGGTACGTACGTGTATATCCTGTGCAACGGATTGGGATATAGGCTGTCAACCACTTTTCACGTGGTCAAGGACTGTACACCAGGGCCCCCACATTTTTTGCGGCATATACATGTAGTATAACATGCCGCCCTACACCCCCTTACCCGTGTACTGGTAACAATAAGCGTTGCCGGGGCGGTATAGTATAGGCTGGGGTAAAGGATACTTTAGTTATATTCAGAAAGTGTCTTTTGTAAAGTATTTTTTATGTGATATAATGACACCCAATCAAAAACACTGGGAGTGCACTAGTTATTTACGTAAGGGAAAAAGAGCTTGACAAATTCACGTAAATTAGTAGAACTATATAGCGAAACAGGAGTGCGCATATTAGAGCGCTTTTACGATACGCTAAAGACGGGTGAGTTAATCGACCCGGTAAAGTTAGCTTCCAGCGACGTTTATTACATCTGGGTTTACCTGCGTGAGAACATGCCTGGGGGCGGTGAGTTGAAGCTCGGCGATGTAGCCCGGGCATTAGACTTAGAGGGCCACCTAGATCCCGCTACGGGCATGCTACGGGGCTCCCTAGAGGAAGACGAGTCCCCCGGCGCCTATCTAGAAGTCGATCTCATGCTACGGGGCACCTTAGAGCAAGACGAGTCCCCCGGCGCGCCCGATGGACTAGCGGCCACCGTACCTGTTTCTGCGGAGCTTGATGCGGACCCGTGAACCCATATGAATAATAATAACGGACGCACCGCGACGAGAGCGAGTGACGCAGCCATTCACCCTTAGAATTAATAACCGGGGCACGCGTTGCTCGCTCTTTTTATTCAGGTAACTAATATTCATGGCAATCACAGTACGAGGCGAAACATTTAGTGGCTACAACAAACCGAAGCGGACGCCGAAGCATCCGAAGAAAAGCCACGCCGTACTGGCCAAAGAAGGAGACAAAACCCGGCTGATCCGTTTCGGGCAGCAGGGAGTTAGAGGGGCCGGTAAGAACCCTAAGACGGCTAAAGATAAAGCACGTAAAAAATCTTACTACGCCCGCCATGGTCCGGCACCCAAGACGAAGCTATCGGCTAAGTACTGGGCGCACAAAACCAAGTGGGCACGAGGAGGGCTAGTCGTATGACTGTATTAAATTTGCCCAATAAGCAACGCATGAAAAAAGGAGGAACTACTATGAAACATATGGGTAAGAAGCCGGCTGCGGCCAAAAAGAAAATGATGGGTGGTGGCATGGCCGCCGCTAAAAAGAAGCCGACCATGCAAAAGGGCGGCATGATGAAGAAAAACGCTAAGTACTAAGCCAGATGGCTGTACTGACAGCGAACATCCCATTTCAACGCGTCTTAGTACGCCGCGAATATACGACGGGATACAAACGCCATCATGGCGAATACCTTCAAGGTTTCGTCCATGCCGTTACGAGCTATATGGGAAGGCAATTGAGTTTCCAGGTTTGCTTCACCGAACCTGGTTACGGCGGGTACAGTTGGTCGCGAATGCCACTCCGTGCTATCGTCACGCAGGAATGCGAAGACGACTGGTCGGATTTTGCGATTCAGCCTTGGGATTGCGGTAGCTTCGAGTTCAGCGTCGTCAGATTCGACATGTTTCAGGATCTGCCAATGTTCGCGCTCATCAACGGAGAGAAGCATGAAGGACGTTACTGGTTCTCGGTGGATTATTTCAACTCCATGTACGCGGACGATCACCGCCAAAATAAGATCACACATCTATGTAAGCTCGATTGTGGCCGCATTGTTGGCGTACCCAATAATCGTAGCCAGTTTTATGATCCTGCATTCTTTGAACTTGGTGGCGACCGCCCTGATTTCGAGCCTATGCATCGAGGATTTTCTTCGGAGTCTGAGAGCTTTATTCAGATGAGTGATGCCTACGATAACTTCCATGGGGGGTACGATGTCGTAGAGGAAGAGCACGATTGCGATGAGACATGCGAGTTATGTCCTCATGGCAATTGTCCTGACTGCGAGTATTGTAATGGCAGCGAAGAAGAAGAGTAAGTCGCGCGTCAACGAGGCAGGTAACTACACTAAACCTGCGATGCGTAAGCGGCAGTTCAATAGAATTAAAGCTGGGTCGAAAGGCGGGAAGCCGGGCCAGTGGTCAGCACGCAAGGCGCAGATGCTTGCGTCTGCGTATAAGAAAGCCGGCGGAGGATATAAGTGATGCCTGCACCCAAAGCATCTACACTGAAAAAGAAAATCAAGGCGGGCAAAAAACTGGGCTCCACCGAAAAGGCGTCTGCCAAAGCGCGGGGCCTCATCAAACGCGCCGACGGCAGCAAGCGTAAATCTAAAAAATACGCAGCCAAAGGCGGGGCCCTGGTGGGTAAGCAGGCGAAGCTAGATGTCGCGGCGCCCTACGGTAAGATCACCGGCGCTGACTTTGCGGTCTTGCGGAAACGTAAACCCGAATGACGACCGGCCGCGTGCCACGCAAAAAGGGGCAGCCTGCTAAATCTAAAAAGCACAGCGACCTCTACACGGACGAAGATCCGAAGGGCACGATCCACGGGCTCAAGTTTGCCACGACAGAGGATGCGCGGGCATCCGTAAATAAAATTAAGAACTCCGGTCGAGCGCACGCGCACAAGATTCAGGCGGCGATTGCTATGGAGCAGCGGGCGAGGGTGGCCAAGAAAACGGGACCGGCTGCCGTCTACCGTAAATTCATCAATCAAATGAAAAAGAAAACGGAGGCGCGGAAGAAATGAAGGATGAACGGGGCCGTTAATGGCGTTATCGAAGTCACAAAAAAGTTTAAAGGATTGGACTAAGCAGAAGTGGCGGACAAAGTCCGGTAAACCGTCGGGGAAAACAGGTGAGCGGTACTTACCCGAAAAGGCGATCAAGTCACTTAGCGCTGCTGAGTACGCTGCTACAACTCGCGCTAAACGTAAGGGCAGCAAAGCCGGAAAGCAGTTTGTTAAGCAGCCCAAAAAAATTGCAGCCAAAACGAGGAAGTTTAGGAAATGACCATCAAAAAAGTAAAAAAGGTCGCCGGCCAACTCGCTAAAGCATCTAAATTACACGGCAAGCAATCAGAGACGCTAGACAGCTATTTGCAGTCCGTTAAGAAGATGAAGCGAGGCGGCGGTCTATTTACCCAGCGTGGTGTGCTACGGGGCACTAAAAACGCTAAGTATTGAGATAGAAAGTTTTTCTATGACTCCGCAAAAAAATCTAACAGAACAGCAGCAGATCTTTCTCGACGCTCTCGTCGGCGAGGCACAAGGTAACATCCGTGCTGCGATGGATGCTGCTGGCTACAGTAAAAACACGAAGTCTATTGATATCGTCCGGCGCTTGAAGAACGAAATCCTAGACGTGACGCAGACCTTTCTCGCCTCGAACGGCCCACGCGCTGCGCTGGCGATGACTGGCGTGTTGGATGATCCCACTGCTCTAGGCAACCGTGACCGCATCAATGCGGCTCGTGAAGTGCTAGACCGTGTAGGCATTGTCAAAACTGAGAAGGTCGCCGTGCAGGCGGAGTCGGGTGGCCTATTTATTTTGCCGCCTAAGAAACCGAAGGAAGAGGATGACTGACAAAAAACCGCGCTGGCGTCCGGTGCCGCGCTTCAGCAGGCAGATTCCATTTGGCTACGAGGTAGACCCGGACGACCCAGATATCTTAAATCCGATTGTAGAGCAGCTAGAAGCGCTGGAACAAGCAAAAGAATATTTAAAAACGTGCAGTTTTAGAGAGGTGGCCCGCTGGTTGTCCGCCACCACCGGACGCAAAATATCGTTTCAAGGATTGCACAAGATTGTTAGATCAGAAAAGAAGCGGAAAGACATTGCCAGACTCTACCACTATTACACCACCAAAGCGAAAGAAGCAGCGGAAAAGGAACGGCTCATCCAGTCGCGCCTCCTCTACGTCGCGGAAGAAGATAGAGTCCCCCCAGTCGATCTCACTAGCCTCGACGACCCCGACGCCCGAACCGGATGAGCTACCCGTCCGCTATGTGTTCCAGCCAAACCCCGGGCCGCAGCAAGACTTCTTCGAGTCCCCCGAACGGGAGGTGCTGTACGGAGGAAGCGCCGGCTCTGGTAAATCCTTTGCGCTGCTATGCGATCCGCTACGTTATGTAGATAATCCGAACCACGTAGCCCTGATTTTACGGAGAACAAATGATGAGCTTAGGGAGCTTATACACAAGTCTTCAGAGCTTTACCCAAAAGCACGTGCCGGTGCAAAATGGTCTGAAAGAAAAAGTCAGTGGACTTTTCCGTCGGGTGCGCGCATTTGGATGTCGTACTTGG